TTATTGGAAGATGTAAAATCTTTAGGAAAAAAGGGAGAACTTGCGGAGGCGAAGAAGGCAGAGAGCCCGACAAGGCGCGGGACAAAGCAGGAAGTACGAAAGGAGTATGAACGCTCTGCGTATGAACACGAGCGGTTTATGCGTGAGGAGGCGCGTGCGTATTTGCGCGAAAGAGAGATCAGTGAATCCTGCAACCCGCGCTTTTTCCGCCGTAATGAGCGGAAGTATGCGCGTGCTATGGATAAAGCTGCGGCGGCGGGGAAATGGTCTGATGTGCTCGCACTGAAAGAACAACAGGCGTTCGCGGCGGCGTGTGCCTATGAGGCGGAGCGGAACGAAGCTCGGCTGAACAAGCTGGTGGAGAGTGTAAAGCGCAAGCTGAATGCCCGCACGGTACGGCTCGCAGCGGATGAGCGGTACTGGCTGAATCATATCGGCTATCTCCTCGGTCTGAAAGCGAACGATGAGGAAAAGCCTGTCAACTGTGCGAAGCTCTCTGAGCTTTTTGCGCGGTACAAGGATAACATCGACATTGACGCCTGCGACCCGTCTGATCTCCTCGATGTCATTACAGAGGGGAAGAAACGGTATCAGGAGATGCAGCTTGACGATTTTGCGGATATTGTCAATGCCCTCGGTATCCTCTACAACGTCGGACGCAGACGTAACGAGATGCTGACAAAGAGCATGCAGGGGAAGACAACGGACGATATTCTCGGGGAGATTTTCACGGATGATAGCGCGCTGAAGCCCACAGGCATTGTGGAGCATCCTGTCTCGGAGGACACGGGCGGTGTAGGTTACGGCGAGCTTCTTGCAAAGACGCCGTTTGTTGGGAAGGTGCTGGCAAAGTACGGGCAGGAGGGGAGCCTCCTCTTGACGAAACCGGAGCTTATTATGCGTCTGCTTGGAGAGAAAGCACACCGATACCTCTATGGCACGTATGACCGTGCACAGATGAAGGAATCCGAGATTCTCGGTGAGAAGCAGAAGGAGCTTGAAAAAATCTTTTCCGTTTACACGCGAAAAGAGCGTATGAAGTGGAAGGATAGGAACATCGACGCGCACGGCGATATGCTCTCAAAAGAGAATGTTCTCTGCCTTGCCATGAACTGGGGGACGTTTACGAACAGAAAGCGTGTGCTCGATGGTGTCGGGCAAAAGTTCGATGTTATCCGTACCCTGCATGAGAACATGACAGAGAAGGATTGGAAGGTCGTGCAGGAGGTGTGGAATCTCGTTGATACGTTCTGGGAGGAGAGTGCCCGCACGGAGGAGCGGCTGAACGGCGCGCACATCGGCAAAGTCCCTGCGCATGAATTTACGATCAAGACGGCAGACGGGAAGGAAATCACGCTGAAAGGCGGCTATTATCCCCTGCGCTACAACGCTGAGAAGTCCTCGAATGTGCAGGATAAAACGGCGGAAGAGGCGGCAAAGGGGACAATGACAGGCGCGCAGGTGTTTGGAACGAAGCGCGGACACACGAAAGCCCGTGTTGAGGGCGACGTTGTTTTGCCTGTTCGCCTTGAGTTTAGCGTCCTGCAGGAGCATATCTATAACGCGGCACATAACATTGCATTCCGCATTGCGGCGCGTGATGTGTACCGCATTATCAACGACAAGAAGTTTGAGGCGTATGTTTCGTCCAACTACGGCCGCCCTGTCTATAAGTATCTGAAACAGTGGGCGGTTGATGTGTGGGCTATCCCCGCAGACGGCACAGATCTTGCGGGGAGTGCAATAAGCCGTGCGCTTGCAGCGTTTCGGCGGAACTCAACGATGGCGATTATGGGCTGGCGTATGTGGCCTGTGATTGAGAACGTCTCGAACATTGCCCCTGTGGTCGATAAGCTCGGGGCAAGGCGGGCTCTGCAGGCGGTCATGGCGTTTGCCCTTCATCCGAAAACACTTCTTGCTATGTCGAAGAAGTCTATCTTTATGGCTGACCGCATCAACAACATGGAGCGTGATGTACGCCGCGATAGTCACACGTTTGACCCGACGTATAAACCGCTTGAATTTCTGCGGGATAACTCCTATCGTGCGCTCTCCTTTACCGACCTTGCACTCTCTGTCCCGACGTGGAACAGTGCCTATAACGAGGCGTTTCCGAAGGCTATGGCACAGATCAATGAGGAGAACGAGGCGAATAAGCGTGCCTATCAGGAGGCGCAGAATCGTGTGCACGAGCTGCGTGCAGAGATATATGACCTGCGCCGTGAAATGGAGGAGATTGTTGACCCGTCACTACAGGAGCGCATCCTCGCGAAGGAGAAGGAGTTTGCGGAGGCGGGTATCGCCCTTGAACGCGCGGGCGAGCTGCCTATCTACGATGAGGCGGAGCGGATTCGCGAGGCAGAAATGCGCGCAGTGCAGGCGGGCGACGCTGCTGTGCGTGATACGTTTGGCTCGGGGCAGACGAAAGACCTTGCGGCGATTCAACGGTCACGTAACGAAGCGGTGAAGATGTTCACGTCGTTCTATTCCTTCTTCAACACACAGTTCAACGCGGTGCTTGAATCATACTACGGCGGGAAGTATAACGCCGACGGGTACCGACATATCCGCGTTTGGATGCCGTTCGCACGCTCGGTGCTGTACCGCATTATCCTTGTCGGACTGATCGGCGGGCTCGGGAAAGCCGCGCTGGGGCTTGAAGGCGACGACGATAGGGACAAGTATCGGAATGTTGTTGACCCGAAAACGGGGAAGACAACAAAGGTTGAAGTCCCTTGGGAAGAACGCTGGATGAACGTGATCGGAAAGAATACCGTATCCACGGCGACGGGCATGATTCCCATTGTTCGTGACCTTATCGGCATGGTGACGGACGCGCTCTTTGACGGTACGACGCGCGGACGCAATTTCGAGGTTGGCTCTGTTCTCTCACGCGGCGGAAAACAGGCATGGGCGACGTGGAATCTCATCAGGAAGAAAGGAGAGGACGATCTAAAGCGCGAGGCGGAAGAGGTGAAGGAGCGCGAGCGTGTGAAGAAGATGACGAAGAAACAGCGCGAGAAGTATGAGGAGGAGAAGAAGTACAAGAAGCCAAAGAAAGAGGTCGGGTACGTCGATATCGCGAAGTCTGCTGCGCAAACGGTGAGCACGTTCACGGCGACGCGTCATGGTATCACGAACACACTCTCGGACGGCGTATTCTCTGCGGTGCAGTTTGCCGTTGATATGATGGAGACGGATAACTACTATGACCCGCGTGTCAAAAATGTTTTGCGTTCGGTGATCTTTGACAAGAAGCTGCGGGAAAAGGAAGTGCCTAAAAAGCCTGAGCCGCCGAAGAAACAGAGGCGCACAAGGGGGAGAAAGGAGCGCACAAATGATTGAGTATCGAAAAACTGCCGTGACGTATCAGGGAGACGGGAATACTTCGGTGTTTCCGTTTTTGTTTGCCGTCACAGATGCAAACAGTGTACGTGTGTCAATCTATGACAAGGCGACGGATGTATCAGTGGAGCTTACGCGGGACTATTTCGTGGATATGACGGCGAACGTCGTCCACTATCCCGGCTATGCGCCTGGGGAGTCTGTTGATGCACATGCGCAGCCGCCGAAGCTGCCGCGCGGGAAGAATATCACGATTTACCGCGTCACGCCAATCGACCAGTTGACCGATCTCGGGAATAAGTATCCCTTGCCGTATATAGAGACGATGGCGGATAAATTGACGGCGATCTTGCAGGAGCAGGCGGAGACCATTAGGCGGACGGTCATGGTCCAACATGGGAGCGAGATTGACCCCGCAGAACTCGTGCGCCGGATATTCGAGACCGGAGCTGCCGTCTCTGAAAATCTTCGCGCCGTGCAGCAGAGCACATCAGCGGCGCAGCAGGCCGCGCATAATGCACAGGAAAGCGAAAGCAACGCATCACTCGATGCTATCGCCGCAACCAACGCAAAAAATACCGCAGAGGAACATCGGCGTGCCGCCGAATCCGCTGCGGGCACAGCGCAAACGGCGCGAACGGAAGCTGAGCAGAGCAGACAGGAAGCGGGCAAAAGTCAAATGGCAAGTGCCACATCCGAAACGCACGTCAAGGCAATGGAGGAAAATATTGCCTCAATGAAACGACACATCGACGGAATCAACGTCGAAGTCGATAAAGCAGAATCTGCTGCAACGAGCGCACAGGAAAGCGCAAAAAGCGCCGCAGAATCTGCCGCCTTCGTCGCACAGAAGGCTGGCGAAACATACTTAAAAGCCGATCTGGATAAAAAGCTCCAAGAACTTGACCAGCAGAACGCCTCTAAGTTCGTCGCCAAGGCCGGTGACAGCATGACAGGGGCGCTCACGGTACCTGCTCTGACTGCTACCGGAAAGATCAAAGCCGATGGCGGACTAGAGGGAAATGCATCGACGGCATCGGCGCTCAGCACAAATGTCCTGACGTTTGCCAACGGAACAAAAATCTGGGTGGAGTGAGATCATGGCAGAACTGATTAAAAAGCTCAAACTGCAAAATACAAAAGGCGTCGTCGAATCCTGTGCACTCTACTCGACAAGAGTGGAGGCACATGCAATGGGCGGCGTCCTGCCGCTCCATGTAGACGGCGTTGACTGCTTCGCAGCACTGGGGGCTGCCACCGAAAGCGAAGCGACCAGCGGACGGCAGGAGAAAAACGGAGTATCGCTTGCCATCCTAAAGCAGGGCGGACCTACGCCGGGGAGCATCACCGTGCAAGGAACTGGAACATTTACCGTCCCGAAAGGCGTTACGGTTCTGCGGCTGACGTATTTAAACTTAAGCAGATATGGAATTACTAGCTACATAAAAGTAGAAGCAGGGAGAACGTATGGGTACGAATCGTATGGTATGTATTATAGGCTTTCAACGACTATGGTTAGAACAGCGTTTGGCAATTTCGTTTTTCAAGAAAACGGAGACCCGCAAAATGGAAAACTTAAACGCCGTGAATTCTTACAGATTACCATCGAATGGTCCAACGCTATCAATAAAGAGACACCAAACGGTACCGCATAAAAGGAGGGCACAATGAACAAATACGCAGAAATATTGTATGGCAAAGTTCGCTCCGTCCACGAAGATGAACGCGACTTTGACATATGGCGAAGCATATTCTCACCCTCTACCTACTGGGTAGATGTCACAGGTGTGGAATGCGAAGTCGGCTACGTTGCCACATTTGACCCCAATATCGGACTTGTCCTTAGTCCTCCAAAAACAGAGGAGCCAAATGGAGAGGATACGAATCCGGCGGAAGAAGCAGACGACGAAGGACGCGTATCCGTATTTGAAGCTGTCGCCGCACAAGAAGTGCGTCTCGTAAAAATCGAAGAAACTCTACAAGCCCTGAAAGGAGGTGAGGGCAAATGAAGAAGTGGACATACATGATTCCGATCTACGCGTACCTTGTACGCGCGGGTGCGTGGGCAATCTCCGAAGAGGACAAAGTGAGAGACGATCAGAAGGTCGTCCATGAAATCTACCGTGAGGACGTTGCTACGTATCTCGCAGCACACGCCGCAGGGTAAGACAGAGCACAGAAAAGCCGTCATAACGCATGGCGGCTTTTTCTGTGCGTGGAAAGGAGATGCAGATTGATCGAACATATCATGCCCGTACTGAGCCGCATGGCGGACGGATGGGCGGAGAAACTCGGGCTGTCACTTGTCGTTACGATCACCTACGAAGATCATGCACAGATCTTCGTAGCGTTCTTCCTGCTCGTGTGCGCCGACCTTATGACAAAATGGCTTTCCCTCTCGCGTCAACATCTCGTTGACACGGGAGTAGACGAGCCGTCCCTTTGGCATTCGTTCTGGAACATGAGGGCGGCAGGAAGGGCGGGATACATCAAAAGTGACATCATGCGAAAGAGATTTATCCCGAAAATACTGACCTATTTCGGCGTCGTCGGTGCGGCGGCGGGACTTGACTTTATCCTTATCAAGGCACACGCCCCAGCGTTTGCTACGACGCTTGTTATCGGATATTTGTCGTTGACAGAGTTTATTTCGATTCTTGAAAACATGCAGACGGCAGGCATCAAGGAGGCAGGGGAGCTCGTTGACATGGCGCGGCGCAGGGGTGGCATCGGCGGCAAAGGAGGAGACAAATGAGAGTATTTATAAATCCAGGGCATGACCTTGAACATGACAGCGGAGCCGTGAGCCCCGTGACGGGACTGCGTGAGTGTGACGTCGCGGCGGCAGTCGGGGAGCTTGTCAAAGGCTACCTCGAAGCCGTCGGCTATGAGGTGCGCATGTGGCAGAGTGACAACCTTAACTGGGACAGCGACTATGCAGATCGGCAGGACTGCTCCGTCTGCGACTGTGCCAATCAGTGGCCGGCGGATATCTTTGTGTCCATCCACTGCAACAGCGCGGGGGGTACAAGCGCACAGGGCACGGAGACGCTCGTGCACAACATGGGCGGACGCGCCGAGCGTCTAGCTGACTGCATCCAGCGGCAGATCGTAGACAGCCTCGGCACCGTGGATCGCGGACTGAAAGAGCGCCCCGGGCTGACCGTCCTGCGTGCGACGGATATGCCCGCCGTCCTCGTGGAGCTTGCCTTTATCAGTAATGCGGAGGATGAGGAGCTGCTGAGAGACAGGCAGGACGACTTCGCTCGCGCCATTGCACGCGGGGTGACCGATTACGCATAACGCGCAGAGAGGGGGCAAAATATGCTTGAACGGGTGAGAGATACCATTACAACGCACAAAACGACCTGCACAGCAATCCTCGCCGTCCTGCTCGTTGGCATTGCCTACGCCGTCGGACGATACGCAGGACATGAGGCGGCGGAAGAAAAACCCGTCGTCATGACGCAGGAGGAGACGCAGGACGCGAAGAAGCTGAAAGACCGACTGGATATATCCACCGCAAACGCCAATGCGCTAGAAAAGCGAATCACGGCGATACAGGCGGAACAGCGTGCGCCTAGCACAACATACTACGTCACCGCCCCGACGGTGGAGCGGGCGGCTACGGTAGTAGAGCGGCAGATACGCACGGACGATGCGACACTACCTATGGCGGCGCGGGAGAGGAGTGACCGTACCGTCGTCACACCGATTATTAAGGACAGGGACGGACAAGACCTGCCGCCCGATCAACAAAAGGTTGACGTGTATAAGATCAACCTCAGAAAAGACCGCCGCATCAAGGCGGGCGCATCCGTCATTGACGGCAAGGCACTAGCGACAATCGGGTACGAGCAAGGGCGATTTGAGGCTCTTGCTCATTTCGACGGCGGCAAGTACAAGGGCGCGACGGTGATGTATAACGTCGCTGAGTGGTGATAGACAGCCTCGGGGGAGACCTCGGGGCTTATTTTTGTGCGATAAAATATATAGACATAAAAATAAAAATATATGTATATAAACTATTGACAATATGTATATACGCGCTATAATGTAATCAAGATAAAGGTCAAGGGCACAAAGCCCAGAAAGAGGAGGAAATCAAAATGATCAACTGGAACAACGTACCGTCCTCGGCTGTCGATGTGGTTTTTGCACAGGAAGAACGCAAGCTCGCCAACCAGATGGAGCGTGACACGGTAAAAACAGCCCGCGAAACCCTCGCGTG